TATACATAGATTTAAAACGTAAGGGTAAAAATATTACAATACTTAATATAGAAGATACCAATTATACTAAATTAGATTGTGATGTAGATTATGATGAAGCCTATGATAAAATAAAATCTGAATTAAACAAAATGTTTTGGTATGACAGGAAAGTATTCGAAATAATAAATGAGGGGGAAAGTATAGCAGATTTTTCTAGAAATTCGTATATTGAATATTATACACTTTATAACACATATAGAAAAGTAAAGGACAAATTAAAGAAGCTACTATGATAATCAAATTAACAGACAAAGAATTAGATTGGTGCAAAGATTTAGCAATGAAAAGATCAGGCTCAATGAATCACGCAGATACAAAAAATAGTTCTAATTTCTTTAAAAGTAAACCTGCTTGGTGGAGGCATTACATAGGTGTTCTTGGAGAATATGCTTATTCTAAACATACAGGAGAACAGGTTGATGTATTGACTATTGGCAAAGGTGATTCAGGAAGCGACTTTAAATATGGTGTCGATGTTAAATCTTCTAATTCTAAGAATAGACCACCTCTATTATTATTTGCAAATCAATTCAAAAGAAAGATAGCAAAGCATTATGTACTTGCTTGGGTGCAGGAAAACTCTGTTGAATTAATAGGTCATATAAAAAGAAAAAAAGTAATAGAATTAAAAGAAATAAAAGATTTTGGCTTCGGAGAAACATACGTAATTGACAATAAATACTTAACAAAATTCAAATGAAACTAGGGGATCTAATTTATTACATAACTAAATATACAGGTATTAAATACCTTGTAGATAAATATCACGCTTATAAAGGAACAAAATGTAATTGTGATAAAAGACGAGAAAGTCTTAATAATATAAAAATTAAAAGATGGTAAAATTTGAAAAAGAAGATAGAATTGATTGGCAAAAATTCAGGATGGGTAAAAAACAGCACTTATCCCCTGAAGAATTTGAATTGGTTTGCCAACTCCACGCAAAGTACCACAACCATAAATACCATAAACCCTGTACTTGTAATCCTAAAAGAATAGTTCAATGGATAAAAGACTTGAATATTATTTGGAACAATGGGATTAAAAAAGATTAATAAGTGGGAAAAGGCAGTTGTATTCCTGCTTAACTTAGATGGGTGGGATCTTAAATGGTCAGGGGATGGTTTCTCTAGATACGATGCAATAGGTAAAACACCAAAGGGTAAGGACTGCGTTATTGAAATGAAATTTCGTAAAACCTATTACGAACAGAAAATGCTTGAAAAAGACAAGTACGATGCCTTAATGTCATTAGATAAAGATATAATTAAACTATATTTTGTTAATGATCCTAAAGGCAACTTTTTATATTGGCTAAATAATCTACAGATGCCAATACCTGTAAAAAAATATTGTCCTGACACTACAATGTGGACAAAAAAAAGACTTCTTAAAGATGTTTATTTACTAGAAGAAAACGATGCTAGTATAATTAATATTAATATTTCTTAAAAAAAAGTTATTAAATTTTCTGTTTATAAGTATATTTATATTATATTTATACTTTATTAATTATTAAAACAGAACAAATGTCAACAGAACAAAAAAAATCAAATTTAGCAAAAGCATTCGAGAAAAAAAATGCTTTAAACTTAGATCTAACAACAGAACAATTTATTTCATTAAATGATATATTATGTGATCTAGCAAACCAAGAATTTGAAAAGGGTTTAAATAAGGGTTTAGAAATAGGTAATATGTTTAACCAATAAAAACAGAACAGATGTATAGATTATCAAAGTACAAGCAAAATTTATCAATTCAAGGAAATCAGGTATGGAGTTATACAACTCACGTTGCAACCATAGCAGAGGGTAAATTATATCAATTAGGATATTGGTCACAGACTACACAGAAACATATTAATTATGTAGCTAATGAATTAGATTTAACTTTAATTAAATGAAAGTAAATGAAGCACTATGGGATGAGGTTAGAAAATCAATCGAATCCCATACAGAAAAAGACCAATCTATAACTGATATTACAATTAAGTTTAGGATAATAGAAAAATCAGATTTAAGAAATTATTTACAAATAAATTTATCACAATATGACAGACAGTAAAACTACATACATACACGAAACAAATCACCTTTATTGCCAAGACGGGGAATTCCATATAGGATATGGGGAAGATAATTGGGTAGTGTATAATACAGACCAATTAATTAAAGACTTGCCATTTATTATTAATCAAGTTATAAAGGAAAATAAAAAGATGCAGGAAATGTATCTAGATTTAATTAAAGACGAGTTAAAAGAATTATGAAGCAGAAAAAAACAACTATAAATATTGGAGATTTAGCTAGGCATTGTATGAAGTCAATAGCAGAGTTTCCTATGTTAGAAAGACAGATAAGGTATATTTATATAAATGCTTTAGAAGATATTGAAAATGGAGAAACAGAAGATAACATTTGTCAAAATGCGATAATGTATATTGATGGAGCAATACAGGATATATTATGATATTATTAGTAGATGCAGATAGCTTAATATTTGCAAGTTGTTACAGGAAGCGAGAACATCCTGAAGATGAAAAGTATTATACAGATATAGCTGATGCTAGAAATAAGTTTGATGAGCAATATATGGCTATTGTAAACCACTTAGAAGAACTTTATAATATAGATAAAGTAATTACATTTAGTGGATCTAGAGGAAACTTTAGAAAGCTAATAACTAAGAAATACAAAGCCAATAGAAAAAAAACAGAACTACCACCATTGTTACACGAAATGCACGATTTTGTAAAAAGTCATTATGATAGTGTTGTAGGTTATGGAGTAGAGACAGATGATATGGTTGCAAGGTATTGGAAAAAGTTATCAGAAGAACTAGGAAGAAATGAAGTTATGATTGTATCAATAGACAAAGACTACAAGCAGTTTCCCTGCCTGATGTACAACTATCATTACAAGCACCAAGAAATACTAGACATATCAGAAGATGAAGCTATGTATAATTTTTATGAGCAGATGATTGCAGGAGATACTGCAGACAATGTAAATTACTTTAAGGGAAAAGGTAAAAGGTTTGCAGAAAAGTATTATGCAGATTGCCAAACTAAATACCAATATACTAGAAAGCTATACGAATTATTTAAACAAGAATATAAGGGTAAAGCAAGGCAGAAATATGCTGAATGCTATCACCTTTTAAAACTAAGAACTGAATGAAAGCAACACAAGTACATTACGATAACGGAAAAGATTATGATGTTATAGATGTCATAAATGATTACGGATTAAATTTTAGCAGAGGAAACGTATTAAAGTATGTTATTAGAGCAGGAAAAAAGAAAGACGAATTAGGAGATCTATTAAAAGCAAAAGATTATTTAGAACGAGAAATAAAAATTTTAAGAAATGAATAAAGATTATTTAAAAATATCAGAACGTATTATTGAAATGACAGGAGTAGATATATTTCAAAATACTAGGAAGCGAGAATATGTAGAATTAAGGGCGTTGGCTTGTTATATCTTTAGAAAGAAAATGAATATGAGATGGACAAGTATTGCTAACTTTTTTACCTCAATGGGAAAGAAAACAGATCACGCATCAGTTATACATTTAGTAAAGATGTATCCAATTTACAAGAAAAGTAACGAAGACCTTTTTGAATTAGAATCCTGCTTTCAATTTAAAAGTAAATTAAACTATGATGAAATAGACCAAGTCCATTTTTTACAGAATGAGTATAGGAAAGTTAAAAAAGAAAATCTACATCTTCAGGAAGAAATTAAAGAAATAAAATTAAATTCTAAAAATTATAGTTTTGATGATCAAAAAATATTGATGCTATTTGAGGGTTTACCTAAAAATAGAATAGATGAAATTATAGAAAGAATTAGTTTATTGAAAAAATCTTGGTCTTGGAAAAGTAAAGACAAGTGCCAAGTAATAGAAAGTAGTACATCAATGGAAGGTATGCATTGGTAAATAAAAAGTAATTTTTAAAACGTTATACTACAAATTATATACTATGGAGTTATTACGTTATGAAATTAAAGCAGGTTTTTTTAAGGGGATTTTGTTTGGAATCAGACATTATCCCTTTGAAGATAAAGAAATATACGAAGAAGATATTGTTATTTACTTTGGAATATTTCAATTAGTAATTACAAGAATATACAGAAAATAATTTTTTTGTACCTTAGAGAAAATTTAATACAATGATAAAAGCTAAAATACAAAAGGTAAGCATATCATCTATAAAAGAAAATGATGCTAATCCTAGATTCATAAACAAACATAAGTTTCAGAAACTTGTTAATAGTGTAAAGGAATTTCCTGAGATGTTATCACTTAGACCAATAGTTGTTGATAAGGATAATATTATACTAGGTGGTAATATGCGTTACAAGGCTTGTAAGGAGATAGGATTAAAAGAAGTCTATATTATACAGGCAGATGATTTAGATGAGAAAAAAGCACAGGAATTCATTATTAAAGACAATGTAGGCTTTGGTGAATGGGATTGGGATACACTAGCGAATGAATGGGATATAAAGAAATTGGAAGAATGGGGATTAGATGGATTTCCTTTTGAGGATGTTGAAGAACTAACAAACCCAAATAACATAGATACAGAAAACATATTTGCTACGGAATTAGATAGTGAGAGCAATTACATTGTGTTAAAGTTTGAAAAGGATATTGATTGGATACAAGCTAAATCGGTATTTGGATTACAGACAGAAACTGGAAGAAGATCAAATGGAAAAGAATGGAGTAAAGGAATAGGTAGGGTTTTAAATGGAGTTGAAGCAATTAAAAGATTAAAGAAATGAGAATAAAAATATTTGCACCATCTTATAAAAGACCACAGAAAAGTATAACACAGATTACATACCCATTTGTTAAGCTAGTAGTTAGAGAAAGCGAAGCAAAAGAATATCTAGCTAATGGAAATGATATTATAGTTTGTTCAGATGAAGCTCAAGGAAACATAAGCAGAGTGAGAAATTGGATATTAGATAATTTATTTGATGATGATACAGATTGCATTATTATAGTTGATGATGATTGTAAGGCTATAAGTAGATGGGAAAACCAAAAGAATACTAAATTTAATGAAGATGAACTAATTGACTTTTGTGCTAAAAAAAGTTTATTATGTAAAGAATTAGGTTTTAAATTGTGGGGATTAAATACAGTAATAGACAAAGGAGCATATAGAGAATATACACCCTTTAGTTTTATTCAGTTTATTGGTTGCCCATTTCACGGACATATAAAAGGAACTAAATTACGATATGATGAAGAACTTCCATTAAAAGAAGATTATGACTTTACGTTACAAAACATAAGAAAGTATGGTGGATGTTTGAGAGTTAACTTTGCTAATTATAGTGTAAAGCAATCGGAACAAATAGGAGGGTGTGCTGATTACAGAAACCTAGCATACGAAAAAGAACAATTCTTTGCCTTACAAAAGAAATGGGGAAAAGATATAATTAAAAAAGATAAAGGAAGCAAAAGAAGTTTTGACTATAATCCTATAATGAAAGTACCAATAAAAGGAGTTTAAATATGAACAAAGATAGACATATAAAAAAGGAATCACTATTAAAAGCGCTAGAGCAAAGTTTAGGGGTTGTTACAGTAGCCTGTAAGAAAGCAGATATACCTAGAAGCACATATTACAAATGGTTAAAGGAAGATGAGATGTTTGCAATAGCAGTACAGGAAATAGAGAATGTAGCTTTAGACTTTGCAGAAAGTCAATTACACAAACAAATTTCTGAAAACTCAACTGCAGCTACAATATTTTATTTAAAGACAAAAGGAAAGAAAAGGGGATATGTAGAAAGACAAGAAATAACAGGAGCAGACGGAATGCCAACTAACTTTCAGATTGAAATAATTAAGAATAGTGAAGATAAAGACTAATGTTGTTTTTGAGCATCTATTAGAAACAGATAAAAAAATATCAATAGAGCAGGGTGGAACAAGGTCAGGCAAGACATACAATATCCTGCTTTATATTATATTTCATTATTCGTTAAAAAATACAGGAAAGACAATAACAATATGTAGAAAAACATTCCCATCAGTTAGAGCATCTGTAATGAGGGATTTTTTAGATATATTAAAAATACATAATTGCTACTTTGAAGCTAACCATAATAAATCAAATCACGAATACAAGATAAATGGAAACCTAGTAGAATTTATTTCTTTAGATCAACCTCAAAAAGTTAGAGGTAGAAAAAGAAATTTACTATTCATAAATGAAGCCAACGAACTAGACTATGAGGATTGGCAACAATTAATATTTAGGACAGACGAAAAAATAATTCTTGACTTTAATCCATCAGATGAATACCATTGGATTTATGACAAGGTAATACCTAGAGAAGATGCCGATTTTAACATTACTACTTATTTGGATAATAGCTTCCTTAGTGATAGCATTAAAGAAGAAATTGAAAGGCTAAAATATACTGACGAACAATATTGGCAAATCTACGGACTTGGTATAAAGGGAATCAGTAAATCAACTATATTTAGCTATGTAGAGGTTAATAAAATTCCTGAAGATGCTGAGTTTATAAGCTATGGAGCAGATGCAGGATATACTAATGATCCTACAAGTTTAGTTTCTGTTTATAGAAAAGACTATGACCTTTATGTTAAAGAACATTTGTATCAAACTCAAATGACTACAATAGATATCCATAAGAAGTGGAAAGAAGTAGGAATAGAAAGACAAACAATATACTTTGATTCAGCAGAGCCTAGATTGATTGAAGAACTGCGTAGGATGGGATGGAATGTACGACCAAGTTTAAAAGGTGCTGATAGTGTAAATGCAGGAATAGATCTATTAAAACGATTTAAAATACATATTCTAAAGGATAGTCATAATGCAATACAAGAATTTAGAAACTACAAATGGCAAGAAGATAGAAGTGGGAAAATGATTAATAAGCCTATTGATAAAAACAACCACTTAATTGATGCTATCAGATATGCTACATATTCAGTATTAAGTAAGCCAAACTTTGGTAAATATACACTTCATTAAAAATAAATAAAAAAAAGTTATTAAATTTTTTGTTAATTAAATAAATATCATTATATTTATGCTTTATTAATTATAACAGCAGAACAGATGACTATTTCAGAATTAAAAACTTTAAAAATAACAAAATTAAAAAAAGAATTAAAAAATATTGTTACTTGGCAATCTTATGAGGGTTGTACTTTACAAACTATTTTAAATTCTATTGATAGATATTCAAATGTTAGTTCGCCAAAACATAACCTTTTTATTCAAAATTTAAATAAATAAATAATAACAGAACAGATGAAAAAATTACAGACATTAATATTGATTATAGCACCAAGCTATTTCGTAGGTAGATTATTAATAGGTTTAATCTTTAACGTATGATAGCAAAAGAAAAAGCAAAAGAATTAGTAAAAGAATATTCTTGGAATTCTGATAAAAGCGATGCTAAACAATGTGCTTTGATATGTGTTGATGAAATACTTAAAGCAATGTATGTTGAAAATAGAGGAAATCCTTATTGGGAAAAAGTTAAACAAGAAATAAATAAATTATAAGATATGGAATGGTATGATTGTTTAAATCCACACGAACAGAAAGAATACGAATGTTCAGAATGTGGTAAGCCACTAGAAAAAGATGATGGCTATTGTTCAGGAACTTGTTTTGAAGCTAGTATGTTATAGAATTAAAAATATATGATGTTGTTATTTAGGGATAACAATATCTGTTAAAGGGTAGTCAGAAATGGCTACCTTTTTTTTATTACCTTTATTCAAATAAAAAATTAAATTAAATACGTTATACAGATATGAAATTAAAATTAACAATACCTAGTGATCTATCAGAAATATCATTAAAGCAATATAATAAGTTTCTTAAAATACAAGAAAACAATGAAGATTCTTATTTCTTACAATGTAAAATGATTGAAATATTTTGCAATCTAGATCTAGAAAGTGTAAGACTTTTAAAACTAACTGATGCAGATAGGATTGTGAACATTTTAAATAAGATGTTTGAAAGTAAACCTCAACTAATAAGAACATTTAAATTATCAGGTATTGAATATGGTATAATACCTAATCTAGATGAAATATCTTTAGGTGAATATGTAGATCTAGATACTTATATGGGGGATTGGGAAAATATGCATATTGCTATGAATGTTCTTTATAGACCAATAAAAGAAAAAATAGGTGATAAGTACCTTATTAAAGAATATGATGTTGATGCAAAAGATAAGATAGAAGAAATCCCTATGGATGTCGTTTTTGGTGCTATTTTTTTTTTGTACAATTTAGGGATAGACTTATCAAAGGTTATGATGGATTGTTTGGAGGATCATCAGATGGAAGGTTGGATGGATCAGCAAACTTCTCTAGAAAATATGGATGGTATCAAAGCATCTTCTCTGCACTCGCTCAAAACGATGTTAGACGACTTGAAGATATCACTAAATTAAACGTACATAAATGCTTATATGCTTTAGAATATATGAAAGAAAAATCAGAGTTGGAAGCAAATCAAATTAAAAAGAATTTTAAATGAGCAATCAGGGAATAAGGGGTTTTTATCAATTAACGGAAACAATTAAAACGAATCTATTAGCAGACATAAATGTTAATACGGTTACTACAGGGGATATTACAGATATCAATCTAGGGAAGCAGGATATGTTCCCATTATCTCACATTATAGTTAATAATGTAGTTGTGAATGAACAAACCTTAGATTTTAATATTAGTATTTTATCCTGTGATATTGTCAATCAATCAAAGCTAGAAACAACAGATATATTTACAGGTAACAATGACGTTCAGAATATATTGAACACTCAACTAGCAGTATTAAATAAGTTAATACAGAAACTAAGAATGGGTAACCTGCATACCGATATGTATCAATTAGATGGTAACCCAAGTTTAGATCCTTTTTATGATAGATTTGAAAATCAATTAGCAGGATGGACTGCAACAATGAATATTAAGATTTATAATGATATTTATATTTGCTAATGGAGTTTAATGAGGTAAATAAAGAATTAAAAAAGTTTGGTAATTATATCATTCAGCAGTCAAGAAGCAACCTTACAAAAGGAAAAAGAAACTATACTAAAGAACTCTATAATTCATTAAGTTACAAGTTAGAAGAATCAGGTGATGGTTTTATCATTGATTTTTTTATGGAAGATTATGGTGCTTTTCAAGACCAAGGGGTTAAAGGTATTAAAAGCAATTATTTAGAAAATAAGAACACACCATTTTCTTACAAAGCAAGTAGTAATTTAAAAGGGTTAGAATATAAAACAAAGATATTTTCTAAGTGGGCAAGATACAGGAAGTTACAACCTAGAGATAAAAAAGGAAGATTTGGAACGTATGAATCAATGGGGTATATCTTAGCCAATAGTATAAAAAATAAAGGTATAAAGGCTACTATGTTTTTTAGTAAACCATTTGAAGCTGCATTAGAAAGATTACCAATAGAATTAATAAACTCGTTTACGTTAGATGTTGAAAATTCAATATTATTAGCACAAAAAAATTAAAAAATGGCAGATATAGCATTAAGAAGTCCACAATTCAAACATAAAGAAATTCCTGCAACAGGGGTGTTATCTAGTGTTTGTACTTTAACAATAGATGGGACTTTAAGATATACTTTAATAAAAAATGTAGCACCATCAACTGCAGTTAATTTTGATATATCAGAACTTGCAAGGGATTATTTAGAAATCCAATATGATAGTAATTACATAACTCAGAACGTTTCTATTGTTACATCTATAACTAATTATGCAGGGCTAAATGGTACAGGTGCAATAGTAGGCTCTGCTTCAACTTTTACAGATAGAGGC